GGCATTCCACCGGGCATTCCACCGGGCATTCCACCGGGCATTCCGCGTCCGGGCGGCATACCGCGTCCGGGCATTCCACCCATTGGCATACCGCGTCCGGGCATTCCACCCATTGGCATTCCACCTCCCATAGGTGGTGGCATTCCACCTCCCATAGGTGGCGCGCCTCCGCCCATAGGCGATTGTCCTTCCATGCCGGGTGGTTGTGGTTCAGGCTTCTTGTAAATGAAGCGAATATCGCGCGCGGCATCTTCTTTCAATTCGGGCTGGAATCCAAGTTGCACCATACGCTGCGCGACGTTGACTTCCATTTCATCGCGCCGTAGTCGCGTAACGTCATCTTCCTCTTCGTTCGGATAGAGTGTGACCTTCCAATCAGTGACACCCATCTCTTTCAACATGCGAGGGAACAAATCACGCGTGTAGATATGCTGCCCAAATTCAACTGCGCGATTTGTGACAAGAATTTGCATACCTTCGTTATTGAGACCACCCTTACCGGTGTCCATCATGAAGATATTCGATACACCATAGAACGCCGCAATACGCATACGCATCTCGTCGCGCACTTGGGCGTATTGCATTTCATCCATGCTATCCATGAATCTAACGAATTCAACTTTGCCGCGCCCTGTCGCACTTTCGATACCCACCTTCGGGATATAGTGCGGGTCGCGTTCCATCTTCTCTTCCGCACCCTTCCAAAATGATGCGGTCGATTGGATGTTGTCCGTAGTGATTGCAAGAACACCGCGCGGAATTCTGCGCTTTGAATAAGCCAAATACATGTAGTTGTCCATCGCGGCCAACGTCATTGCTTGACGCCACATGGTTGCGACAGGACTACGCCCATAGAGTTTAGATGGATTGTATTTGGATATGTGGAGGACTTCGCCTTCCAAGTAGTATTGCGTTTTGCCCGCACCTGCGCTATTGACAAACCATACGTCTTGTAGTGTCTGCCCACATCGCTCACATTCCGATTCCTCATCAGGACCACCATGTGGATATGTCTTGTCACGACACGCAGCGCGTGGGCAAATCAACCAACGACCACCGCGCACACCGCGCTTATCTGCCACAAGCCGCATGAACGTAGGGTCAGCGCGCATCAAAGATTTGATGCGAAAGAATTCTGTCTCCTTTGACTTCTCGTCGATGAAGTATTCCTTCTGCATCACAAGGAACGCGTCATCAACGATGTCAAGGTCCCATTCAATCTCGCGCATTACATCGAAGAAGGTTTGGTCTTGCTCGTTGCGCTGCTCAAGTAACCACTTTGGATAAAGCATTTGGTCAACATCAGGTTCAATGACTTCACCACCGCACAAATCACACATTTCAACATCGTGTTGATATTCTTCCTCGCATTCTTCGCACTTTCTATGGAATTTGCGCTCCCAATAGTAACCGCGCCTGAAAATCTCTTGCGCGAGCGTGTTAATTGTGGTTCGGAGAATGATGGATTCTTGCACTGTAGCATACAGCGCGGGGATTGTGACACCTTGCACGAGGACAGGCTCTTGAATGCCTGCCTTCCACAAGGGCATTTGTGGTTCAGGTGTGGAGGAACGCCGGAACGGTTTGGTCAGCGCGCCGAGGAATCGGCCAATTCGGGACTTCTCTTCATCAGGCATTATTCATCACCGCATTCACATGTATCGTCTTCTGATATAGACTTCCCACATACACGACATGGGCATCTGCATTTACCGACCTTTGTCCCACAATTGGCGCAATGTTCCATACCTCCACTCATTACAGTGTCGTGATAACGAGGGTCATTAGAAGTCCACGTCACATTGTCTTCTGCCTTGTCCACTTCGTCACCTCCGCCTAACAACGATTGAATCAATTTCATGGCTTCCTTCATGCCGTGGCCGTGTCCATCGTCGTCTTCTTGCGGGCCGTCATAATCGTCGTCCGCGTCGTCGTCGACAGGTGAGTCATCCGACCCGCCCTTCTTCGGCTTCACAATGATGCGCATCACAGCGACACCCTTTGGCTTCTTCATCATAGACCCCCCATCAAACGCTCGGCTTCAATGCCAAGTTGCACGATTTCGGGGTCGCGCGTCTCCCATTTTTCGACCGTCTCCACATCTACGCCCCATTCGGCGAGAAGGTCATCCGCCTTTGTGTCTTTCCAATTGTTCCACTTGACAATACGCAGCAATTCGGTCTTGCGCGCCTTCGCTATATCCTCGCGCCCCAGCCCCAAGAGTTCCATAACGGCACGGGCCTGTTGCTTTTTCAAGTGCAAATGGGGTTCCACCCCTTTGAGCAATTTGTGTAAGTCGGATTTGGAATAGAATTGCAACCGATGTTGGCTACGTCGGCTGTTCTTGTGGATTTTGAGGTCGAGTTGTAGGACTCCACATCCGAGACTCTTGTATAGATTCTCACAATGCACGCGCCCTCGTTCGCCCGTCGCAATTATCCCAGCGCGCGGTTCACCGCGTTTGGTGATGGTGATGTAACCATCAGCATCAATGAAGCCAGCGGCGTATGCCCACACGTCTTTGACGAGAATAGTGCCATTGGTGCGCATCAAAGTCCATGCACTACGCGATGCTTTGATAATGCCGAAGTCTTCACCATACGTTTTGAGCAGCGCACCAAGTTTCTGTGTAGTCAGATTGCGGTCATTGATGTTCTCACACAGTGCGCGAGTGGGTGTTACACCATTAGAATCAAGGAAATGGACGGATTTTGTAAGCCATGTGGCTTCGTTTTTTGTGAGATTGTCGGTTTGATGCAAGGTATTTTTCCACTGCTTCTTCGCATCCTTCTTCAACTGCAACGCTTCAAGCCATTCCGCTTGCTCAACTGAACCCCACACATCCTCGTGTTTGTTCAATCGGTCAATTGTGGAATCCGCACGTTCCCACATGACACACGCCTGTCTCAAACTCACTTCTCGTGGTTTTGCATATTTACGCAATGCTGTCAAATCGCGGTCCGACAAACCAAGATTGCGCATTGAATCCTCATGATGATGACCCCATGATATTGATTTCAATGTTTCATCAACTTCCATGCGTTTGACGAGACGCACTGCGGTGATTGCATCATCAATGTCCACTTTGAAATCCTTGTGGTCACGACGCGCCATTCTCAAATCCTTGACAAGTGATTCAGCAGGTCTTCCGAAATAGGTCTCAAACCACCCGTCGCCTGACACAGGGAATGACAATTGCATTTGTTCAGGGGGTGCGCCTGCTTGTTGCCCAAGACCTTGCGCAGTGACCATCAATTTCTCGCGCCGTTTTCTTTCCTCTTCAGGGTCAGATACGCCCTCGTTAGGTTTGGGTGTCAATGAACCTTCACCTTGTGATTGAGTTGGTGTGCCATCACCTATTTTTGGCGGTGTGATTTGGTCGGACTTACTGAACGTGGGATGTTGTGCCAACTCTTTGACAATGCGCGCGAGGTCAGGGTCCAACCCTTCAACGGGCGCATCATAATCGTCACCCACCAATGTGCTTCCCCACGTCACAATAACACATCCATACCCGGCATCAAATCATCTAAGTCAATAAGTCGCTCTCGGAATTCTGTTGTTCCCCAATGGGCAAGCGCAAGGGCTATCACGAAGTCGTCGTGCCGACCAATTGATTCAAGTTTGCCCTTCTGACTCATCCCGAACATCAGTAACTCATTCTCCAATATGTGCGTCATTTCGCGACTTTTTTCATCCGCGTATGGCATACGCATTTGTTCGCGCTCATACTTCAAGACCAAACCCATAAGCAATGACTCACGTTTGGTTTTGGATGAAATGAATGTCTTGATTGGGAGGTCAGTATTGGCGCGCAATTCAGTTGCGAACACGCGTTGGAAATGATTGGCTTCCAACTCAATGACTTCCGGTGAGAATTTCGCATTCAGACGTTGAATTTCCATGATTTGGGTGCGGAAATCCATACCCTTACGTCGCACAACATGCACAATCTCAAGAATCGGGTCATCAATTTGCTGCCGCAGCACAATCATCACAGTATAGTCCGCTGACCTATCGGATGAAATCGCTGGGTCCCAACCGATGAAATACTGTGCATCATCGTTTTCAGGTCTGCGCTCATAAAGTGACAGTCCTCGGTCGCGGCATGGTTGTAAGACTGCGGTTGGGAACAGACTGCTCGCGTCATCAATAGGTTCACACAAGTATTCACGCGCGAACGCGACGGCGGGCATGTCCTTTCTGCGCGTATCAAGCGCGTCCAAATCCCACCGTTCAGGCCAAAGACACTCACCCCTCTCATTTATTGCAGGGTATGTTTCCACAAGGTAGCCTTCTTTGGATTCCAATTCTGTGTAAAGGTCAGTCGGCGTGAACGGTGTGCCGACAATCATCAGTTTGGCTGTGTGATGCAGTGTCGGAACCATGACTTCATAGAACCATGAAGCCACTTTCTTCAATTCGGTGTCAGTTGTCCCCCACAGAATGTCGTCACACAGGATAATATCAGGGTGCGCACCACGCACTGCACCACCAACCGACTTCGCGCTAACAAATGAACCGTTGCTGAATCCAAAGTATGTCTTGGCCCATGCGTCTTTTGAGCGCAGGTGTTTGAGAATCGGTGTGGATTGAATCATATCGTCCATGAAACGCATGTGCCGAATCGTTTGGTCGAGTGAGTGAGAGAAAATAATGGCCTTTGTCTTCGGTGTAAACGCGACGCGCCACAGTAGGTAGGAGAGGAACAGCACGGATTTGCCGTGGTCACGCGCGGCCTTCACACAATAGCGGTCATGACTGTGTAGGTTGTCTACCCACGCGGCGTGATGATGTGACAGTTGCCACCCGAGAATATCTTGGAAAAAGAACGCGAAGTCCTTCTTACTCATTTCCCAATCTATCTCAAGGATAGGGTCGTCAAATTGAGGCACACAGAATCACAACCCCTTGAGTAGCGCGTCCCATGCTGCTTGGTGAGCGTCGAATGAAGCCCTCTTGACGGATGGTGGTGTGTATTCCCAACCCGGATATTTTGTGGATTTGAACGGTTTCGCACCGGCGGGTTGCGCTCCCGGTGTCGCTGGTGGGGGCGCACTTGTCGCTGGGGATGCTGTTGGTTCAGGTGCCACTTCCGGTTCGGCTGCGGTGGCCCCGCCACCTTGTTGACCAAGTCGCTTGATTTGTTCCGCACGTTCTCGTGCTGCTGGACCGAAGCCGATTGCTTGAGACATTTGACCTAACACGTCCTCGTCTTGCTCTCGTAGTGCTGCGACTTTTGCCTGTGTTCCTTTCGGCAAGGAAGTTTGGAAATCCTCGTAGTTGAGGGGCGCGTCTTCAGCCAACCCCTGTAGATATTTGTCAAAGCCGCTTTGAATCCGATTAGCAAAACCGGGTCCGATGCCCGGCGCACCGGCATGCCACGGGTCATTGGTGACAGCAGTCTGACCACTAC